TTGCAGCGTTTGATGTTATCATCCCTTTAGGTCGAATCGTGGAGATATCAAAGCCCACGCCACCTCTTCGTTTCATGATTTGCACTTGTTCTTGATCTGTCTTAAGAATTCCCGCGTAAGAATCAGCTGGGGATTCAATAACAAAGCAGTTAGATAAAGATTGAATTTTTGCTTCATTTCCTATCCCGCTCATTGGAGAACCTTGCGGTACTATGTATTTAAAATCTTTGAAGAGACTGTATATCTCTTCGTAACTCATTGGTTTAGTATATTGTGCCTCAATCTTTGCAAACTGACTTGCCAGTCTTTTGTGCATGTCATCAGGATTTGACTCTAAATAATTACCCTCTGCGTCCTGCAACGCGTATTTTCCTGCAAAAACACTTGCAGCTAGTTCATCCCCACCAAAATATTCCTTGCTCTTTTCGAATACCTCATCGTATGTGTACATTAGTTCTCCTATTTTCCTGTAATCTCTTTCCATTTTGATTTTAACATATCTCTTGTTCCTGCATTACTACGTTCAATTGCATCCACAACTGACATTTCACGCACATCATCTAACACTTCAATTTTTGACATCGACGTATCGATTCTAATCGGAAACATTAGACCATCACGACCAGCACGATTTTTGGCCACAAAGAGACGACCGGCACCTGTTGATTTCTCCATAGGCTTTCTTGAGAGAGAAACTACCACATCTGCTACCATTGCTTTCCCGTATGCTTCTGACATATTTTCTAATCCAACGACCTCTGCTTTTGCAGAATCACGATTAGCCTGGGATGCTGTCCAGATAGGAATGTTCATTTCCATTGCAAGGTTCCTGAGTTCTTCGTATACTAATTTAAGTTCGTGTCTTAATGAATCATAAGTTCGCGTAGATCGCATAATATCCGCATAATCGATGACGAGCAAGCTAGGTTTAAAATCTTTCATCATGAGTTTGTCTAGATGATTTCGAATAGTTATGATGCTAGCGGCACCGGTAGGATATTGCTTAATTATCAAGTTACCGAAATCATTTTCCCCATAAGTTTTAAGAATTGTCTCCTTATTTTCTACTACGTTTGATGATGGAATATTACACAAATTACTGTCGTATCTTATACCAACTGCCGTTTCAGTTAACTCAAAAGTGTAATGTACAACATTTTTTCCTCTACGTAATGCCTCAGCACCCATAGCAACGAGATAATGTGATTTTCCCACACCTGTATTCGCAACAACAACACCTATTTCTCCTCTTCCTAAACCACCATTTAACACATCTTTCTGATCTAAATGTTTTATACCTGTTGCACATGTTGACCGGTCAATTAATTGAAAACGCGCTTCGTGGTCTTCAAAAAAATTGTGACCTAAAGTCGATGAATTACCCTTAAAAACAGCGTCTTTCATAATGTTTAAAACAGATTCGTAATTTTCTTGTTTAATTGCTTTAACACTCTCTTCCAAGGCTTGCTGAAGTGTTTGTTTTTTGCAAAAATCAAGTGTTTTATCTTTAACAAATTTTAAATCACCTAAGTTTGGTGATGCTTTCATACGAGTCAAATATTCTATTACCTGTTCTCTCAAAATAATATCATCACCTGCAGTTAACTCATCTTTTATAATTGAAACGAGTAAAGGCATCGTAGGAAAGTTTCTATACTTAGAATAGAAACTAAAAAATCTGTCACATAAAAATTGCAAATATTTTAATTCGAAGTAATCATACTTCATAACTTCCATCATTTGGGATGCCCATTCATGATCGTTTAAAAGCGCTTGAAATATTTTTTCTTGAAAATCTTTACCATATTTTGAGAAGTAGTTTGGGTTTTCCATCACCATAATTTTCCTTTAGTTAGGGTTCGTAGCAAGTATCCATGCCGTAAAAAGTCTATATTCTTTATATTGTTTTCATTTAAATGTTTAATTGCCTTAAGATTATTCCAAGAAGGCTTAAAATTTTCAATACTTTCATCAATTCTTTTTGTTTGCATGTGTACTAAATTATCTACGTCCAATCTGACCAACTTGATGTTACGCTCAATTAACTTCTCGTTATCTTTAATGGATTTATATATCTTTTTCTTTGGATGATCACCGTGTTTAACGTCGTTACTGGTGAAGAAAGCAAAAGAATTATTGTCAAAATCTTCTTTGAGAAACAATTCTGAAAACTCTTTTGAAAGTTTTTTGTATCCCACACCTGGTACACCTGGAATGTTGTCTGATTTATCACCTACAATTGATTTTGCTAAGCAGAAGTTATGAGGATGAACACCGTATTTCTCTATGACTTTATCCGTATTAATAAATGACTTTGAGTTTGGAGAGTATATAATGCAATTCTCGTCAATCAGTTGATAAAAATCGTGATCACCTGATACTATGATTTTATTCTTATTTTTTAATTTATATTTACACATATAGCCAATTGCATCATCTGCTTCTGCATCTTCCACATAAAGTTGGCAAACTGGTAAATTTGACAATATGCCTATTAGTGTTCTAATTTGAAAATTTCTGTTTTCTCTTGTATCAGGTATATCTTCTTTTTCATAGTACCTGTTCATTTTTGCAGGACGTCCACCTCGTTTGTAATCAGGATATAAGTCTCTTTTTCTTTTAGATCCACCACCTTCCCAAACTATAATTACACTTTCTGGTTTACACTTTTCAATAAGATTAACTACATTATAGTAGAAACCAATAATACCACCTATTTGTTCTCCATTTTCAGACATTGCTGGATGTGCAACGTAATGACGCATAAAAACATTAAGAGCATCAAAGATTAATATCCTATCTTTAATCATTATAGATCGCTCTCATCAAAATCAAGCATATCGTTCAAGGACCTTATTTCTTCATATGAGTCTGCATCGATG